TTGGTTAGGGTCTACTTCGTCGAGCAGGCTCAACGCTACGCGCAGCTTCTCATCAATCAGCTCTTGCGTCAAGACTTGATCGTTGTAGGTGCGGCCCAGGTAGTCCTCGGGCTCTTTGAGGTGGTGCAGCACGTCAGCGATGGTGTCGTGCAAGAGCGTACCTTCGTCAGCATACTTGCTACTGCCTTGGGGCGGCATCTTCTGCACCAGCACCACTGAGCCGGGGCAGTTGATGACGCGCTTGGCGGTCGAGCCGCCGACGATATTTGAATGTTCCACTCTACTCTCCTTTAGTTGATGAGCCTCCAGCATAACACAGAAAAAAGACTTGTGCAAAACTTTTTTACGTGTATACTCGCGCCGGAGAAAAGGAGATACAGCAATGAAAGAAGCAGCCATCGAGGCGTACCTGGTCAAGAAGGTGAAAGAGATCGGCGGCATCGCTTACAAGTTTGTGAGCCCTGCGCACCGGGGCGTGGCCGACCGCATCGTCGTGCTGCCCGAAGGCGGCGTCGTCTTCGTTGAACTCAAGACCGCGCACGGCGTGCTGTCCCCACTGCAAGAAGTGTTCGCTCGCGACATGCAACGCCTGGGGCAGAACTACATAGTATTAAAGTCCAAGGAAGAAGTTGATGCTTTCGTTAAGGCCGTATCAAGAAGCCGCAGCTGACTTCCTGTTCGAGCACGACCGCGCCATGGTGCTGGCGCCAGTCGGTGCCGGCAAGACTGCGATCACGTTGACGGCCATGCGAGACATGGTGCGTGAGGGCCATGTCCCGTGCTGGCTGGTGCTGGCGCCCAAGCGCGTCTGCGTGAGCGTATGGCCCATCGAGGCGGCCAAGTGGGCGCCTAAGCTAGAACTTGCCGTGGCTGTGGGAACGCCAACGAATCGATTGACCGCGCTTTATTCTGGCGCTGACATTGTGGTGACCAACTACGATAACTTGCAATGGCTTGCCGAGCATGATCTATCGCATGTGACTGGCATCGTGTTCGACGAGTTGACGCGGCTCAAAAACCCGAGTGGCCAACGCTTCAAGGCGCTCAACAAAGTCATCGACCAGTTCCAGGTGCGCTGGGGCCTGACCGGCAGCTTCACCAGCAACGGCCTCGAGGACGTGTTCGGTCAGTGCAAGATCATCGACCAGCGCCTGCTGGGCCGCAGCAAGGGGGCCTTTCAGCAGCAGTACTTTTGGCAGCGCGTGCGTGGGACGCACACCGAGTGGGAGCCGATGCAAGGGTCGCTCGAGAAGGTGATGGCGCGCATCAAGCCGGCCACCTTCGTGCTGGAGCCTGGCGAGTACAAGGACAAACTGCCGCCCCTGCACACGGTGCCGGTGGAATGCGAGATGGAGATGACCGACTACAACACCATGAAAAAAGACTTTGTGGTGCAGTTCGGCGACGACTTGGCGGCCATCGCCCAAAACGCCGCCGTCGTCACGCAAAAGCTCCAGCAGTTGGCCAGCGGCTTCATCTACACCGACCAAGGCGCCATGCAGTTGTCGTCGCACAAGTTCGACGCGCTGGCCGACCTGCTGGACGAGAACCAGCACGCCAACACGATCGTCTTCTACAACTACATTGAGGAACTGAATGAACTCAAGCGACGTTTCCCTGACGCCAGAACAGTTGAGAGCATTGACGAGTGGAATGCCGGACGTGTACGCCTACTATGTCTGCACCCCAAGTCAGCCGGCCACGGGCTCAACCTCCAGCACGGCGGATGTCATCTTGTCTGGCTCAGCCTGCCATGGAGCCTCGAGCTGTACGAGCAATCGATCGGTCGACTGCACCGCAGCGGCCAGCGACACGACGTCTGGTGCTACGTCTTGTTGACCAAGGGCACCGTGGACGAGCGCATTTTCGCTGCGCTGCAAGACAAACGAACGCTATCTGACATAGCCATGGAGAGTCTGAAATGAACACGATCAAGGACCGGATACGCTCCACGAAGGCGCAACTGCGCATTGCGGTGCGGCAATACAACCAGGCGGAGCGAATAATGCTGCGCCTGACCAATCAACTCATTGACCTGGAGCGACGAAATGAATTGGAGAGAGCTAAACAAGAAGCTAAATCTGCTCACCGAGCAGCAGGTGCTTGACCTACTCAACGCCGAGCGCGCTGGCGCACGTCGGGTGACCTTTCTTGAGCGGCTGCACCAGCGCTACACGGCGCTGCGCACGGCCAGAGAACGTATCGAACTTTTACAGGAGGCAGTCAAATGAAATTTCTTAGTCAAATCCGTGAGTTGTTCCAACCCCCAAGCGCTGAGGTGCTGGCCGTGCGTGAGTACGAGGAGTGCAAGCGCAAGCTGCTGGAGGCGCAGTCAGCCAAAGAGTACGCCAGCGCCATGTGCGACCGCTACGAGGCGTCGATCTATCGGCTGGGACGCTACATCAGAGGCGAGGAATGAAATGCCCTGATTGCGGTGCATGGACTGACGTGAAAGAGACGCGCAGCCGAGGCACTTACGTCTATCGCCGGCGCTGTTGCGCCAACGAGCACTGTTTCACCACCGAGGAACGCGTCGTCGTCAAGCGCACCAAGCGAGCCCGCGCCGAGTGCGACGCACCCAGCAAGCAAGAACGAAATGATTAAGATGACCATGCCACAGTTTGAGACTTGGAGCCCTGACAACCTGGCAAAGTTCGCCCACGACGCCTACGTTAAGATGCAGGAGCAAGACGACCGCATCCAGCAGTTGCAGTGCGAGCTGAAGGACGCGTTGGCGGCGTACCGCGCCGTGCTCAGGACATCAGAAGGTCGCCCACTCGACGCGCCCAGCCCTTCGCAAACGTCGGCCAGTTTGGCAGCGTCGTCAGGAACACCAGCCGCTGCCCAAGGAACCGGCGCAGAAGCCCGTCGGGCGTTGCTTGAGCGGCTGCCGCCAGGGTTCGAGGCCCGATCACTCCATCGTCCTTGACGCCTAGCGCCCGCTGGAGCCAGCGGGTGGCTTGACCAACGCCTGAGTTGACCGCGCTGTCAAAGACCGCGTATCGCACTGCTGAAGGCAGCGAATCCGCTTGGATGGCGTCCCAGTACTTGCGCTTGTAAACAGCCTTGGCAAAGTCAAGGGGCAGCTCGCGCATGGACCCGCTGTATCCGTTCTCTCGGGCAACTTGCTCAGTAATGCCATAACGGGTCGCACCGCCGGGATCATCTTTGTCGTTGCTGTAATCGCCCTCGAACCCGACCAGCTTTTCAAAAGCTGTGTCGAAGTTCATGCGTCAGGCGCAGCGACGCCGATGAGGCCGGCGACTGCCAGGCCCACAGAGATGATGGCGTCGGCCATGGCCGGGGCCACGGGCACACCCACGGCGGTCAGCAGCAGGATGATGCCGCGCCAGGTGGAGGCTTCTTTCAGTCGGGCAAGGATGTAGGGTTTCATCGGTCGGCCTTTCCGTCTAGTTTGTCGAAGATACGCCCGAGCATTTCTCGGACGTCTTTCATGTCGTTGCGATAGTCATCGCGGGCGACATAGTGGGTTGGCAACGCACGCACGTCGTTGTCCAAGCGATCAATAGCCATGTAGATGCGGTTCAATGTCCAACCACCGAAGAAGCCAGCCACCGCCACGGCGATGTTGAAAAGTACTTGGTAGTCCATGGTTCACGGGGCAAGGTTGTTTTTCTTTTCGCCGCCGACCAGCTGGTTGCGGATGGCAGCACGGGTCTTGGGGCCTTGGCCGCCGCCAGAGGTCGGGCGCGGCTTGGCGTATTGGGCTTCGAGGGTGTCGAGCAGGTCCATCATCTGTTCGCGCTTGGCCAGGGCCTCCTGGCGCATGCGCTCGTTTTGCGCGCGGGCGGCGATGTCGGCAAACGCCTGCTCTTGCTGACGTGCCTTGGTAATGGCGCCCTCGACCCACTTGCGGTCCATCATTTTTTGAGCAATGGCTTTGTCGTCGAGCTTGGCAAAACCTTCGCCCAACTGTTTGATGTCCACCGTGGCCTTGTCCCAGGCAACCTTCTCGGTTGCCGTTAAATCGAACAGCCTACCCTCGGTGACCTTCTTTGCCGCGTCGTCTAGCGCCGACAGACGCTGGAACGTCTCGGGCGTGGCGCCTTTGATGCCCTGGCTGGCTTCGCGGTAGCGGCCCGTAACTGGGTCAAAGTCAAGGATGACCTCGCGTGTGGCCGGGCGGCGTGCAGCGGCCTCGGCAGCCGCAGCGCGGGCCTCAGCCTCCTGACCTAAGGCGCGGGACACGCCCGCGCGGCGTACGTCCTCAGCGCGCAGGGCGTTGATGGTGCCTTCAGGCGATGGCGCACCAAGCAACGGCGCCGTCTCAGGCATGCCCGTGCGAACGTCAGGCGTACCGCGACCGAAAACAAAGTTCGGCTGGTAGGGCGCCTGCTCAGGCGTCAGCACAGACTGCGCAAAGTCATACGGCACCAGCTGGTTCGGGCCGTAGTTGATTTCTGCCGGGCGCAGGTTGTTGACCGGCGGACGGTAGTCCTTGGGCACTGCGTACTTGGCCTGATAGCCAGGCGTGGCCATGCGGCGTGCTTCGGCAGCGGTGAGGATGTTGCCGCCCACAGCGCCGACAACGCCGCCAGCGATAGAACCCAGCAGACCAAACGGCGCGCCAGCAAGGGCGCCCACCGTGCCGCCAGGGCTCGAGCGCGTGATCTTCTCGCCCCACTGCGTCTTGCCGGTTACGTTAACGCGAGACACCTCGGGGAAGTTGGCCGCGACGTTACCGATCTTGGCCAGCAGGCCAGACATCGGCTTGCCTTCTTCGGCCATCTTGGCGATGATCTGCGGATCGATGTTGCCGGTAGCGAAGTTTGTGGCGCGCTCGTAGTCGTACGTCTTGGCCATGGCCGCGCGGGCGTTGCGAAAATCACCCAGCAGCGTCGGGTTGTTCGTGATGTTGTTCTCGATCATGCCTTCGAGAACGTTTGCCACACCCATGTTCATGTCGGCTTTGGCCAGCGCTTCCGGTGACGGCGGGTTGACGCCCTTGGACTGCTGGTTGTAGATAGCCTGGGCTTCACGGCGGCGCTGGCGAATGCTGTCAACCAGCGTGCGGCCATCAACGCCTGCGCTCAGCTGTTGCTTTACCGCGTCGAGCAGCGCATTGGCCGCAGCGGCTTGGCCAGTATCGCCCACCAGCGGCGTCACGCGCAACGCGTCCAGCTGCGTGTACGTGGCGTCATCAGGCGCCAGCGACTTCATACCGCGCACGGTTTCGTATGGCTTGCTGATCTCCGGTGCGCTGCGGGCCTGCTCAAAGCCGTTGGCGTCGAGCTTCACCGTGTCAGGCAGCCCCATGTCGCGCTTGGCGGCGGAGGTGTACTTGGGCAGGTTTTGCTCGGCCAGCTTGGCGTCCAGGTTGCCAGTGCCCACGACGCGCGACTTGAGAATGTTGCCCTTAGTCGGGTTAGACACCGCCGGATCAAGGGCGATGCCCAGCTCCAGTGCGTCCTTGGCCGCGTCGATGCGCGGTGCGTTGATCTGGCTTTCACGGATGCGTTGCTGTTGCACTCGCTCGGCGCGGGCGGCCAGCGGCGCGGCGACAGACTCGCGCACCAAAGCGCCTTCTTCACCCAGCGCTCTGCCGACTGTTCGAGCAGCAGAAGGCACGGTACGGGCCAGATTGCTGGCCGGCATGTACGGCGGCAGCTTGGCCGCTTCGGCTGCTTGGCCGATGGCTTCCAGTGTCTGCTGGGCCATCTGCGTGCGTGGCTCGTACTGAATAGCGCCAGCGACTTTGCGTTGTGCTTCAGGCCCAAGAGCGCCGGACAAATATGTGACGGGGCCGCTCAACAAACTAGCGCCCACTGCAATGGGTGTTTCAATCAGGCCGCCCAGCGTCTCGCCTAGCATACCGCCTTGGCCTTTACGCGGACCAATGATCTGCGCGGGCGGCGCCTGTACAGATTGGCCAGGGATCAGGTCGGCGCCGGTCTTGACCGGGCCAGTTTTTAATCCGATCTTGACGTCAAAATCTGCACGGGGCAAATCTGAGTAGAACTTTTTGTACAGCGCGTCAGCCAACGCCGTATCCGACATATCGGAATACTGGGGGTATTGCGCGCGGACTTCAGCGAGTGTTGCCATTATCGAATCCCCAACGGATCAGGTGCAGATGCGGCTGGACCAGCGCCGCCGCGGCGCTCAGTCTTATATTTATACGTGTCGTCATACGCCTCACGCATGCGAGTGCGCGCGCCTTGAACGTCAGCGATTGCGGCGTCAAGCGCAGCCTTTACATCATCAGCATTTTGGCGGCGATCGATGGCAGCAAACGACGCGGTAAGCTGTTTACCTTCTTGGTTAGACACGTTACCCAGCGCACCGCCAGTCTTGGATGCGTCACGCAGGTCTTGCAGGGCCTGGAAGCCACCCTTGGCGACCACTTTGTCGTACAGCGCTTGCGCAGCACGACCTGCGTCTGTAATGCCGGGCAAACGACCTGCGGCAAAACCCGTGATTTCAGACAGGCCCGGATGGTCACGCAAAGCGATAAGGTCTTTGATAAACGAATCAGACTTGGACTCGAATCCTTTGACAGCCGACGTTGCTGCCGGCAGCGCGGCTTCGCGCTTTTGGATTTCTTTGGGCGTGATGCCTTCAAACGCAGAGGCGGGCGTCATGCCTTTGCCGATAGCTTCCTCGCGGCTGACGTAGCGTGTTTTGCCAGTCTCATCAACCACAGCGACCGGCGCAGACGGCGGTGCAGGCGTGCGAGTGGCCAATTTGATTTCGCGTTCGTAATCAAAAATGCTGCCGGGAAACCCTTGGCTCTTGGCGTATTGGTAATTACGTTGCAATTCGGTCGGCTGCGCGGGCACGTTAGCAACAACATTCCCGCCTGCGCCATAGATAGTCGAACCGGCGGGCGCGACAACCGGCTTGCGCAACTCAGTAAGCTGCGCTTGAAATCCGGCAATTTGTTCTTTAACACCAGGACGCGACGCAAACGGCGCCAACGCCGCAATCTTGGCTTCCAAATCAACGGCTGAATTAGGTTGGTTTATCAACGCGTTTGTTGGCGCCGCAGGCGTTGCGGGGGCGGGCGCCAACGCATTCGCAGCAGCGGGCGCGGGCATAGCGCCGAACGTACCAGAACCTAGTGCGCCAGGTGCAGCAGGCGCCATCGGCGCGGCAGCAGCGCCACCGCCGTACAGTTTTTTCAGCACACCTTCGTATTTGTCCTGCTCGTCCAACTTTTGCAGCAGTTCAATACCCTGCGCAACGTGTTTAGGCGACTTCAACAACGATGCAGCTAAAGTGCGTAAGTCAGGACTGCCACCTTTAGCAACCAATTCCTGTTGCAACTTAACCATTTCGTCGCGGTCTTGCTTCAACTGCTCAAGCTGCATCTGTGCAACTTCGCCTTGGCGTTGCGCCGCTTGAATTTGCGACACTTGCGCCAACTGCCCAAGCTGGTTGGGGACTTCAAGCGGGCGAACCTGAAGGGCAATATTTGGATCAATAGGCATATTCGCTCCTTACGAGGTCGGGTTGCCGTAGGCCGAGCGGCGGGTCAGTGCGTTGACCAAATCTTGGTTTGATGAATAGTTCAGATAAGACCCTAACGCATTGGTCAGCGCGTTCGCTTGGCCAACTTGACCCGCAGCTTGAGCTGCGCCTGCGCCAGTAATGTTTGCGCCGGCGGTAGCACCGTACTGACCTGCCGCAGAACCTACGTTGGCTGCTGCGCTTTGGCCAGATGCCATTAGACTGCCCAACGGCGCCAGTTGATTGAGTCGATTAGTTTGATAGCGGTTGTAAGCACTGCCGTATTCTTGCGACGCTAGGTCTTGCCCAAAGCGCTGAATGTTTTTCAGGCCAGTGCCCGACAACAAACCACCACGTGCGGCTGCGCTACGCTCAAGACCTTTAAGGCCTTCGCTCATACGGAATGCGTAACCAGGGTCGGCAGTAAAGTCAGACATACCGAAGTCGCGCGCGTATTTGCCAAAGTCGGCGCCCTCTGTACCGCCTGGCAATCCAAGATACGTTAGCAATTTGTTTTGCGCATCAATACCTGCTTTGCGGAAAGGCTCTTGCAAACCTTTTTGCTCTTGATAAATTTGGTACCCCAACGCGTTAGCTTCACGCGCAGCATCAGCTTGCGTTTGAGCGGCGCTTTTCGCCGCCCCTGCACCAGTTACTGCGCTAGTCAACATTGCAGCAGGTATCAAATATTTAGACAAAGCCCCAGTAGCAGCGCCACCGCCGGCGTTTGTGATTGCGGCCAGTAACCCGCCACCGCCTGCGGAATCGCCGGCGGCCAGTGCTGCAAATTCATCGGCGCTAATTTTGCCGGAGTTGAACGCATCAAGCGCTTGCTGGCCTGTCAAACCAGACGAAGGCGTAAGATTTAGCGCGCTGACGGCTTTGTCATACGCTGCGCCGTAGTTGCTAAGTCCTGGGCCGCCTTCCAAAAAGGCGGAGCCGCCAGAAGCAAGCTGCGCAAATTTACCTAGCGACGAGTTAAGTTGCTCTTGCGAACCTTCGCTGACCAACTTAGATGTGATGACGCTAGAGCCCGGAAAAAAATAGTTGCCGGCTACAACTGCTGCGGTCTGTAAAGAGTCGCGAATGTCTGTCCAAAGGCTCATTGTGTCACCTCGCGACCGCTGGCGCGGATGTTAATGGATGATGCTGTCCCTGCGATTGTAGAGATGAAGCCGCTCGGTGCCAAGACCTGGCCGACAATCTCAGGAAAAGTATAGACCTCAGCCGGCTGGAGCGTCTTGGTCTTGGTAATCAAGTTTTGATTGCCCGCCGTGTCGGCAGCCGTCACCAAGTTCACGCTGATGGTCGCTGCAGCCGCGCTGTAGTTGGTCGCGGTGAACTTGTCGATGATTGTGGTCACGCCCGACGCCGTGTATTGGGTCGTCTGGGTGGCTTCGGCAATCTTGGCCGGGATCAGCACTTTTACGTAGACAGTCATGTTATTACTCCAAAAGTAGGGCGTTGTTCGGGATGTATTGCGTCATTATCCAGTTTGTGCCGTCAGAAACCAAGGTGCACTGATCGCCGGCGCTGGCCAACAGGATAGACGTGCTCGCGGCGCCCCCGGCCACGGGCACCACATTACTCGACGCTGACACCAGCGTTTGCGCCTGGTAATTCTGAAAACGCAATACGCGCCCAGAGTAGCTGGACGCCGTTGGGAGCGTGGCCGTGCAAGACGACCCCGACTTGTTGTTGATGATCCAGACGTCCGTGGTGGCCACGGAAAAGTTGGCCGTGTAGGTGACGGGCGCTGCCGTGGGCTGGTACGGCAACGTCGGAATGTCAGCAGCGACCAAGGCGCGGAAGGTGGGCGCGGCGGCGCTGCCCGTGGTTGGACCGGCAAAAACGTAATTGGCCGTAGCTGTTGACACGCCTGTGCCGCCCCGGCTGACGGCCAGTTGGCCCGTCCAGCCAAGCGTCAGGGACGTGGCAGCCAGCAGCGACGTGGTCGGCGTGCCGCCCAGCGTTAGCGTGACGTTGGTGTCGTCAGTTTTCGTCAGGGCTGCGCCGCTGACCCATTCCGGCGCGGTGGCGCCTGAGTTGACCTTGAGCACTTGCAATGCGGTGCCAATGGGCAAAAACGTCGTGGTGCTGGGGGCGGACTGATACGGTACTGACCCAGCAGCGCCTCCGGCTATGTTGGTGGCCGTGCCAATGACTATCGACGACGGCGCGACGTTTTTCCAATACTGAAGCGTGCTGTCGTATTGAATCAGGTCGCTATTGGCCAGCGTGCCAAACTGCACGTTGCTGTCCGTGCCGCCCAGCACAGAGCCTGGCACGATGCGGATGTGCATGGAACCGGAGCCAGCCGAGGCGGCGTTGATGACCTCGCCGATGTACGATTTGATGCTGGGCGCAGTCGGCTTGACCTTAGTCATCGACCCAACAAAATTTGGGTTGTAGTACAACGGGTCACCGTCAGCCCATGTCTCACCGACGCTGCTGCCTGTTGTGTTGAAGCCACGCAAGTCGCCGCTGATCTGAATCAGGCCAAACCCGTTGAGCGCAATGGTCTCAGCGGCCACGCCAACAATTTGGTTAGGGTCGGTCAGCCCCAGCGGTGTAGGCGCGGCAGTAATAACGCCCGAAGCACCCACAGCACCCGTGTGATAGCAAAGCTGGCCTTTGGTGATGGCCGACGAGGCTTTAACGTAGACGTACTCAGACTCACCGACTTTGATGAGCACGTTTGCGGTGGCTTGAATGCCCAGCGTAGAGCCGCCGTCCCAGTACATGCTGCCCACAGCCGTAGGCACGGGTGATGGCGCGGTGTTGAACGTCAGCCAAGGCACGTTGTCTTGCTGAAGCGGGGCCATGCTGCCCAGTTCAGGGCGCGGTGTCATCTCCAACGTTTGAATCTGCTTCTGGACCTGCGCCACCACCTCTTGAATGCCGGGGTCTGGCGACGACGCCAAGGCTTCAAGTTGCTTGTTAATCTCGGCAATCTGTTCCAGCGCCGACTCTTGCGTCGGCTGTTGCTTGAGCGCCTCAATGTCGATGACAATGCCGCCGATGTCTTCGCCCACTACGGGCGGGGGCCCAAGCTGCAAGTCAACCAATGAGGTTTGGTTTGTACCGCCGCCCGTCAGATTGAACAGGTTGAGGAAAAACCGATACCACTCACGCGAAATCAGCCCCGTGCGCTGGTCGATCAGCGGGACACGCGGGGGCGTGATGTTAGTGGCGTTGATAAATTCAGGCATTGGTGCCGCTCACAATCAGCTCGGCGCCCATGATGGCGATCTTGACTGGATCGGTACCCGACACTTCGTAGACGCGGTCGCGCAACTTCATGGTCATGCCCAGCTTACGCCAGAACACGCGGCGGTAGTATTCGCCGATCTTGCCCATGTTGGACCAATGTTCGCTGGACCATGTGTGGCCGCCGTCGTCCGACCAACGCAGCATGACCTGCGGGTCGCTGCCTTGGCCCAAGTTGATGCCAACGCCCGTCTCGCAGTTGAGCTGCAAGGTGTGTTGCGATGTGCGCTTCAGGTTGTTCTGGCCAGTGGGCAGCGCACGCCATGAGCGCAACCACTTTTGGATGCTGCCGTTGTCGGCGTAGACGTCCAGATCAAACGCGTAGATGTTGCCGTTTTCAAAGTCGCCCACAACGATTTCGTTGTTGAACGACATCTGGCAGTTGCTGCGGTGACGGGTAAATTCGCCCGCAACGAATCCGGCGCGCTCATGCCAAGCGTTGGTAGCGACGTCGTAGACCCACGTCGTGTTGGCGCTGGGGAAATTCAGCACGTAAAAGCTGTGGCCGTCCTGCTGATAGGTGTAGGCCACGGCGTCCGCCATGTTGGCGTAGTCTTGAATGTGCCACTCAACCGCATGAGTAGAAACCCTAACACCTGTGTAGCCGTTGGCGCGGTAGACGATACCTCGACCCCGGGCGTCGGCGCCCAGCCAGAAAATGCCGTTATCCAGCTTGGCCACCGAGTAGGGGGCGATACAGCCGATTTCGTTAAACGCGCCTTGGATGCGTTGGAGCGGAAAGTCGGCCAAGCCCGCGTCGTACCAGACCTCAACCGAGTTCGTGCCAAAGAGCCACGCTTCGCGGTGGTCAACGATCAGCGAAACCAATCCGTCAGGCGAGCCCTCGGCCGAGGCGAAGTCGAGCGGATCAACAGACAGGCCATCAAGGAGTTGAGTAACCCAGATTTTCTGGCTATTCGGCTCATTAAAGACGAAGTATCCATCCAAGTACCCCACTGTGACAGCGCCGGGGAAGTCCGGGTCGGTGATCTGTGCAAACACGTCTGTGGTTGCGTTGTAGATGTAGCTGGGCCCGTTGGCCGCGATAAAGAGCTGCGTGCCGTTGTCGGACATGCTGACCGGGCCCGTGCCCGTCACCGTGCCCTTGGCCGTGGCCACCCAACTGGAATTGATCTTGTACAACGTGGTGCCGCTCACGGCGTAGCCGTAGCTGCCAAACGTCCACAAACCGCGCACAGGGCCGTCGCCGAGCGTAGCCAACAGACTGAGGCCTGGGGCGCGCTGCAAAAACGCAGGCTCTTGGCCGCCCTCGGGAACGACCTCGGGGAAGATGTTGACCATCCGAGCGTCCGCCGCGTTGACGCTGCGGGCAACGTAGGTCGAACCCAGGATCGGCGTCTTCATCAGTAGTTACCGGCGTAGATGTTGAAGCGCTGGCGTGTGGCCACGATGGCGTAGGGCAGCGACATGATGTCGTCAGGATTGTTCACGCGCTTGAGGTCGCGCTTGGACGTCATGGCGATGCGCTGCACCTGGGGGCTAGGCTCGATGCCAAACTCAGGCGCGATCTCCATGGCCAGGTTGTAGGTGAATGCGCGCAGGTAGCCGGGCGGGTAGTACAGCACCGTCGACAAGTCGGCGGGCTTGTCTAGCTCTTGGACGCTGATGAAGTGCCACTCCAGAAGCCGGGTCGGGCGCGGGTAAATGAACATGGTGACGTCGGGAAACGTCATGTTCACAAAGATCACCTGCGGGTAGGTAGACGTCACGGTCTTGACCGCAATGCCGTCGTACTGCTGCTGATTGATGAATTTGATACCGAACGACACGTTGGTGCTCGGGTCGCGGTAGTAGGTGGCGTCGTCAAAGTAGACGGGGCGGTTGCCCACAAAGTCGCCAGTAGGGCCAAGGGTGCGGGAAATTTCGCCCACAGGCCATAAAAATACTTGGTCTTGCGTGCTGAACACCGACAGTCGCTCGGTGTTCCAGCTGTCGATCATCTGGTTCATCGCCATCAAGGCGTCTTGCGACGTGGCTGCCGAAGGCGTTTCACCCTCAGCCAAGACGCCTAGCAACCGCAAGGCCCGGTTAATTTGTTCGCCAGCGGTGTAGGTCGCCATGTGCGCTCCTTATTCGGTCGTAGCTTCTTCCATGGGTGCAACAGCTGGGCGTCGCCCCCTACGCTTAACTTCCAGTGCGTTCACCGGAGCCGCTTCTTCGACATCGACCGAAGGCGTGTCGGGATTGTATCGTGTCCAGCCGTTTTGTTCATCATATTCGGCTTCAGCGTCCATCGTCGCCACTTTGGCGCCGTGGGTGGGGTGGGTCATGTAGATGATAGGCATAGTTAGAAAGGCCCCCGAAGGGGCCTTGGATTTAGCCGATAACCCAGTTCGTGCCGTTGCAGAAAACGGGCACGATGTTGGAGCCACCGCCGGCGACAGTAGCCCCAGCATTGCCAGAATAGGCAGCGTTGGAGTTATTGACCGCCATACGCATTCCTGCGATAGCCGTCGATGCTGTGGGCAACGAAGCGACAGGAACAAGCGTAAGAGTTTCGCTGGTCAGCAAAGGATCGGAGTACGCGACGCCGATTGGTTGATTGTTTGCCATGATAGTTCCTTAAAAGCGGGGGCCAAAGCCCCCTCTTGGTTTTTAGGACACGCGATAAATCGTGTACGCTGCGTCGCCGGTCTTGCGGAAACGGAACGTGCCAGAAGTATTGCTGGTTTTGGTCAGCGCGTCCTGAATCACGTCGTTACCAACCAAGGTGTTGCCCGTGCCAGCAGTGAAAGTTACGTCGTTTGCTGCGTTGTCACCAATGTTGATGAACGAGCAATCAAACGTCGAACCAACCTTAAGGCTGGGGAACGCTGCGTCAAGCAACGCGCCAGTAGGGAACACGTAGGTTCCTGCGTCCGTGCCGCCCGAGTCCATCGTGCAAACACCAGCGGCCAGATTAGCCGCAGTGATGGTGACAGACGCGCCGGTCAGCGCAACGGGAGTGCTGGTATTGGAAAAACTGATTTCGCCAAGGTTGCCGTCACCGACTTGGTAACCACCTGCGCCATTAGGGAGAGCCATGATAATTTCCTTTCAAAGATGTAACGAATTGAAGCCCCCGAAGGGGCGTCAAGATTAGCCCCAAATGCGGCAACCCATCTGCGGACGGATTGTGCTGTAGCCATACAGAACGTCGATACGGCAGGGCATGCGGTCGTTGTTGATATCGTACTGGCGGACCACACGCAAGCTGATGCCGTTGTGAACGGCACGGGCTGCCATGTCAACGCCCTGGGGCAGCAACAGGTCAGCGGTAGCGAACGTGATCGCATCCTTGTGATACACCAAGTTCTGAGCGTACTGGCTAGAAGCAGCGCCGACGAACACGACAGCCTTGCCGCTAACGGGCAGAGCGTTCACGGTAGCCAGAGCGTTGCTGGCCGAGTAGATCGGGGCAACGGTCACGGTAGCGGTCGTGGTAACGGTCGAAGATGCCAAAGCCACGAACTGGAACAGCGAACCAGTGGATTCACGGGTCTGCGGGTTCACAGCGTAGCAGTCGGCAATGGTGAACACGTCACCAACGGCGATGGTTTCACCAGAGCCAACCGTCAGCGTCAGCGTAGAAGCGCCTTCAGAGGTCACGGTTGCACCAACGGTAGCGCCGGTGGCAGCGCGGGTGCCAGTGGTGTGCTGCTTGATCGACTGAGACATATTGACTTCGTCGAAACCCAACACGCCCATGCCCATCATGCCGTTCTTGAACTGCTTGCTGATGGTGTCGGTCGGGTTGAACAGGCCTTTCATGCCTTCAACCAAGCCGGCGTTAGCAGCGGGGTTCACAGTGGCGTAACGGGGAGACATCACGGCAGCGTTTTCGTTCAGTTTCTGCTGAGCTTGCAACAGAACCAAAGAAGTGCTGGGCGTGGTGCCAGGCGTGCCAACGGAGTTACCGATGGTTTTGTAGGCGTTAGCAACGTCAGCATCGATGCTGGAGGCCAGCTGGCTGATACGAGGCTTCAACACACGCTCAGCAAAATCGTCCAATTGCATGGTCAATTCAGCAGAGGTGAAGTTTACGCCGATGTGCTTTTGCGAAGCGACGGTCAGGGTGGTGAACTGTTCGTTGTCGTCCTGAACTTGCAGGGCGGCACCGTCGGTCACCAGAGCGCGGTCCGGCAGGCGGATACGCAGGGTCGAACCAATCTTGGCACCTTCAACAGCGAAGCTGTCGTCGTACTGACGGTTCACGTTACGGGTGAGTACCAGGTTGTTCTCGAGGATTTCGAGAGCCTTCCGGGTAATCATGTCAATGGTTAAGATGCTATTAGACACAATGAGGTCCTTTCAAAGTTAACGGTTCATCTGCGCCTGCAACTTCTTGATCTGGCGTGCGCGCTCGGCTTCAATCCACTGCGAGTCAGTCATGGTCTTCGTTGAACGAGGATCAGTCGTGTCATACGCGGGGCTTCCGCTAGAGCGTGCAGACACCGGAGAAATTGGTGAAGGCGCGCTGGTTGTACGTTGGACTGGTGGGGCTGCGGCCACTTTGGCCTCAATCTTCCCAATCTCTTTTGCCTGCAAAATCGGGCTCATGCGAGAAATTCGTTCCGCTTCCTTAGGGTTTGCACCTAGGTAATACGCTACCTCGGGGCCTACGTCTGAGGCTTGGATCGACTGAGCCATTACGTTCGTGATTGGAAGGTTGGGGTTATAGGCGACTTGGTCAAAGTCGTCGTATTTGTCCCGGGCCTTTTCTTCGCGGTCGTGATAGCTCTCAAGAATAGCGGCCTGCTGCTTAGCTGCTTCACGTTGAGCGATCAGTTCTTCGGCTTTCTGAAGGGCCAGCGCTTGCGCGTAGGCTTCAGGGCTTTCAAACTGGTCTGCGGCAGGGGCTTGCGCCGGTGCTGCGTTCAGCGTTTGCATCTCAGCCTGCTTGGCTGCTTGCTCTCGTTCCCACTTTCGCTGCTCTCTTGCGAGGCGTTTGCCGATCATCGCGTCGATTTCAGCCTGGGTGTAGACTTTCTCTACGGGCTTACTGTCGCCTTGGTTCTCAGCTACTTCCGGCGCGTTTTCTGCAACCTCAGGCGTGGCCGTCACGTCCTGTGCTGGCGCGGAGTCTACTTCCGCTAGGGCTTGTTGGACTTCTTCAGTCATTTTTGTTTCCGTAGAAACCCTGGTCAACTGGGCCAGTACAGTTTTTTATCTTACACCGACTTGCGCCGGTGTCAAGATGATTTATTTAGCGATCCAGCCAGTGTTGCCACTACCGGATTCTTTAACGTACAGCGTAGTGTTAGCACCGCCGTTGGTTCTTAAAAATAAAGAACCTACAGGCGCAGTTACTGCACCCTCGGGTGTGCCAGAACCGGCGGTAATTGGGGTAGAAGACGCACCAACATAGCTGGTTGTAGCATAAACACCCGCCCACTTTAAAGATGCGTTACCTATGGAGCCTACGTTATCTGTTAACGGATAGGTACTGTTTGCGCCATTGACAATCGTTCGTACGGAATAGGCATTACCGCTGTTGTTGGTGATGCTGACATCCGCGTACGTTGGCGTGTCGTAAGTCACCAAATCAACACAGTCCATTATCAAAGTATTTGTTTGGTTTGTGAGCAAAATAGACGACGTAGACGTGGGCTTTATAAACTTGCAATTTTCAATTTTTGTTTTATATGCGTTGCCAGCAGTTCCAATTGCTATGACATAAGTGGACGTATTTGCTAAACCCAAAAACGCACAGTTTATAAAGCTATTGTCAGTGCAGTTAAACGCGCCAGTCGTTCCCACAACACTAATGTTTGTTGTAACGTTGGCACTTCCTTGCGGCTCAAAAGTGCAATTCACAATGTCATTGCCAAATGAATTTTCCACAGACATTAAGTTTGGTGTGGTGACTGTTGAGTCATTGTAAAAACGCGCGCCAAGAAATAAGTTTGTCGCGCTATTTAGCAAATACGCCGAACCAAGTTTGTTGTTGTAGTACAAACCTCCGTGAATTTCACAGTTGTTGCAATTCTCCATATACAAACCATACGCCAAGCCATTTGCAGCAATGTTGCTTGAATATACATCGCGCAAAACCGCATACGTCATGTATTTCAGATTGATGTTTTTACCAATGCTGTCGTATACGGCAACATCTTCAATCAACAGGTGCGCCGCTTCGCCGTTTGTAGTGGACGAAGAAACAATGCCTTGAGAAGCCAAAGAATTGCAATTTATGCTCAGTCGTCTAATTCTGACGTTGTAGTTGCTCTGCGGTAAAGCAAGGACATTTTGCGCGGCTGTACCAGCTTTTATGATTGTGTTTGTTTTGCTTTCGCCAAAAAGCGTACCAGAAGACGGAATCTGAATCGCCGAATTAACTAAGTACGTTCCAGCAGGAACATACACCGTTGTTGAAACAGCAAACGCGGCAGCAAAAGCTGCGGCGCTATTTGACGCTCCCGTTAAATCAGCGCCGTAATCCAAAACGTTGACGGGCGCGCCGTCGATCATGTTGTAAGTGGCTTTTGTTAAACTCATTGCTATTCCTTTAGACAATGTATTGAATTGTCAAATAAAACCCTGACCCGCTTTGCACATTGTTTGCAACTGTGGCCACTTGGCCACCTGCGTTGTACCCGCGAATAAAAACCGTTGTTGTATTTCCACTGTCAACAAGCACTTGGTAAGCAGTGGCCGTGCTGGTGGTGCCAAGGCCGTACACACTGACAGAACCTGCGCCAGAACCGCCAACATTAAAAGGAATGCCGGTTAGACGTAAGTCGCCCACTGGAGACGACACTGACGCTACATCTATAAGCCCTGTCAACGTCACTAACCGTCCAACGCGGGTGTAACGCATTGAGTTTGTTGGAGAGGTTAACGTAATGCTTCCGCTTGTGCTTGGTGTAAGAGTAGGCGTCCAAGTGCCTTCCTCATACCAGTTCAGCAACTGGCTGGTCTTACCCGCTGCGGCAGAGTTGGCGGTAAAGTTGATGCCTTTGGCGGCTGTGCCTTGAACCCAATTTCCTATGTTTAAAGTTTGATTTCCACTGGTGTCCAACGACATTTGTTGCGTAAGGCTTACAGTACCACCGGCAGTTCCTGATGCTGCCGTGCTCCAATAGTGCCCACCACCAGATTGCTGATATTCCGATGCAACGCCGTTGTTAATGTAAACGCGATTCGAACCGTTGTAATAGAGGTTGACGGATAGCTGCCCCCCTACGCCGCCGCCCGACCACATGGCAAATGTTTTTGCCTGTATGCCTGAAAAACCGCCAGCAAAAGCGTTAGGCGCGCCGCCAACACCAAAATTGGTTCCATCAAACTGAAGGTTTGAACTGGTGCTGAATGAACCGTAATGAATGTAGTTGGCCGTAAAACTAGTTTGCGCTGTGCCACCGTTGGCAATTGGCAGCGTACCTGAAACATGCGTCGTAAGGCCAATTTTCCCCCAGGAAGGCGCAACACCAACACCCCCAGAAATCAACGCGTTGCCGGTCGCAACATCGGCCAATTTTGACAGTGCAGTGGTCGTGCTGGCGTACAACAAATCACCTACAGCGTAAGATGATTGACCCGTGCCACCACTGGTTGCAGCCAACGGCGATCCGGTCAATGTCAAACTATCGGCGCTAACCGCACGGCCTGCGGTCAGATTGGCAACGCTGACTTGTTTGGTTGTGCTACTTTGAACAACAGGCAAAGTCTCTGTCCCCGCCAACGGTGTCGTTGCGGAGGTGAGGGCAGAGATTTTTGAGTTGGCCATGTGTTAAGTGGTTTGTCGCACAAATTTAGCGCTAAGGCTGGTGAAAGACTCGATTACATAACTTCCGGTCGTTACGTTAGCTTTCAACCTGACTAGATCAGAAGCGCCCAACGTCGCAAAGCCTGACAAAGTAACCGTTACCGTGGCGCCTGCACTAGCCGTTTGAACACCAGAGGCTATGACTGTTACGCCATTAGACTCGATTGTTCCCTGAACAGCGGTAGCAGACGCAGCTGTAACCCGTAAAACAGCTTCAAAACTGTACACGCCAGGTATGTCAGGGCTAAACGCGTCGCTTGCCGAAACGTAATTTCCTCGATTGTCGATATCAACAACCGTCGATAAGCCTGAAAAATCTACATTGTTTGCGCCGCTAATTGATCCACTTGCAACAGTTGTATGGAACGCCGTAACCGGGCCAAACCGATTGTCGGCAATAAACATATTGGACGATCCTGCATACGCATAGATTGCTCTATTTGTCTGAGCATAGGTTCCAACAACGTTGTTACCTGTTACGACGGTGTTGTCAGCAAACAAAGTAATAGCAGTTTGTGCGGCGGATGCGGTAGATTTTAAAGTGTTGCCAGAAACAAGCGTGTTGTCTGCGTCAACATAGATCAAACCGATAGACGCAGTGTTACTTGGGAATTTACCTTGAATGATGTTTCCAACAATGCTTACGCCTTTTGACTCATTTGTGCCAACAGTAACGCTTGAATCAGAAACTTGAATGCCCATGACGTTAGCCGTAACGCCATTGTTTGTTTGCATAATGTTGTTATTAGCAATCAAATGGTCATGGCCAAGCATATAAATCGCCGCGCCGCTATTGTTACTCAACATAAACTCATTGATTATGTTGTTGGTAACAGAGCAATTTTTTGGCAGTTTTGTCGCAGGCCAACCCAGTTGATTTGCATCAAACACAATGCCGCGATTTTCAAGAGTGTCAAAAATATTGTTTGATACAGTCCAATTACTGACAAAATCAGTTGCGTAAACACCGTTGCCAGGGCCAATGTTATAGAACACGTTGTCAGCAACAACAACGTCAAGAACGGCAGATGTAGCGCCAGCGCCGCTAACAGACATCACTCCATTACCGCAGTTTTGAATGATGTTGTCTGTTGCGCTGATTGTGTTAGACCGCTGGTCAAATTGCAAACCCGCGTAATAACCCAAAAAGTTTGCTTTGTCGCCGCAATTTTCAACAAAGTTGTCGTTGATTTGGACGCGAGCGCTTGCATAAACCTCAACGCCGTTGTACCAAGAGTTTTTAATCCGGCAATTTGTAACCTGCAAGCCTTCTGAATAGTAAAACATGATCGGGTACTGATAGTTATCAGCCGCCCAATATGAAATCCCAACATAGCCATTGGGCCACCCCGCTGTTGCTTGAGGCGAGGTGGCGTAATACGGGCCATACGCAGCTCCGCCGTCAACTACATTGTCGTAGTTGCAATCCAAAGTCATGTCTTTGATGACAACATTGCTGGCCATTACGTTACCAGGCGTTGGGCTAGGAGACACGCTACCTGACGCAATGAATGGCTCTGGAAAAGAAGTAAAAATGCTCGCGTAAAAACCATCGGCCAAAATAATTGTTGAATCTCTGCCTGCGCCGGCGTGAACAATGTTTTCACGCGTTTGACCGTTGTATGTGTTTGTGTCAACGTCGAAGTTATCTAACCGAATGGCGCGAGTGATGCGGTATGTGCCAGGCGGATAAAAAACAGTGCCGCCGCCTTGATCCGCTACATATTTGGTTGCGCGGTTGATAGCCAAAAAATCATCCGCCACACCGTCACCAACAGCTCCAAAATCTTTGACGCTGACAGTTTGTGCCAATTTGGCTTCAACGTTAGTTGCTACTGAATCAGTAAACGGAGGGTCATATGTTACTTGAGACGAATCTACGGCGCCGGCGCCTTGTTGTTGAGTTGTGGTGAATTTAACTTCAGCGCCAACATGCAGCCCGTTATTGAACGTCACCGTGTTGGTGTCGGTCTCAGTGTACGCGTATTGAGCGCCTGGGCCGTACTGGTTTACGCCGTCCACAAACACCGACAAACTGTTGGTGCCGGGCGCGTAGCTAATTGACAGATCAAACACTGTTTGGCCCGCTGTGGCCGTAACAATTTCTTGTTGGTTCGTGTACGCAACAGCGTTGGAATTGATGCCGGTGATGTTATCGTAAGTGGCAATCAATACTTCGTTGCTGTCTTTTAGCACGAACTTGTAAATGACGCCGTCAGTCAGCCAAATTTCGCCGCTGTTAGGCACGCGCCCTGCGGCGTCCAACACAATCGGGTTGGTCCAAAATGTACCCGCATTTGCAGTTGTGTATGTGACCGCAGGCGTGGTCGTGCCAGCCGCGTAGGTGTACAGCTTGCCGCCAGTCAGGACGGCGCCGGTGTTTGTAAAGAACTGGGCTGCAACGCCGCCCACTGGGGAAAGGTTGACAGCCATGGCGTGTCCTTATTCGTAGGCGACGGTGTATTCGATGGTGTTGGCAACGTCAATGTACAGACCGTTGCTAAACCACAAGCCTGCGGGGAAGCTGACGTACTGGGTGCCAGCACTGACCGTCACGGTGCTGACAATCTTGGGATCGCTGGTGCTGGCCGTGGCCGTGTCATACAACGCAAACGTGCCGCTCGAGGTGCTGGAGATGAACACGCCGTACAGCTTGCCGCCACCAATTTTAATCTGTGAGTCTGCGCTACCTTGTTTGTAGAGTGCCATGATGGCTCCTTATGCCAAAAATTTGAGTTTGTACAACGTGCGCCGATAGACTTCAACAATGTTGTCAATCAACTGTTGCAACGACGTATCGTCTTTGTCGCACACTTCGTAACGCATCGCCTGAACTTGCGCGAGGGAGTCTTCCAAAAACTCAATGATGTTTGATGTTTTCTTGGCAGACTGTAGCGTAATTGGGCCAATAAGTCCATGCGTGCCTTGGTAGGTTTCAGCAAAATCGTCAGCCACATCGATGATGCGGTCGTAGAAAATGTTGAGTGCCGTATGCTTGCTAAAACTGCGCGTGTTCAGGTGGACCGAGTGGGCCACATCGCGAGCTAGAAACAGTATGCCTATGAAATCGGCGGCCTTGCTCATTGCATCATTCCTTCAGGTTGTTCTGGTGCGCCGGGCGCCTCCATGGGCTCAGGCATCATCGGTGCGCGCAGCGCCCCTTCGCCTGGCACCAAGTCGCCCGTGTCGATGGCGGCGTGGATTGTGCCCATGACGATGTCTTGAATCTGCTCTGGCGACATGCTGGCCTGCACCGCGCTGATACGCTTGGTTTCGGCGTCGTACGCCTTGACCTGAGCCTCGAAGCTCTTAATCATCAGGTCACGCGACTCCATCGAGCTCTGGACGTTCTGGAGCATGTTGTACATCTGCTCCATCTCGGCGGCCATGGCTTGAATCTGCTGGTTGGCCGCTTGCAGTGCTGGATCGTCTTGATCTTCCAGCAGTTTGGGGTCAATCATCTTCTTCAGACGGGCTGCCAGCTCGTCAGCGCCTGGCCAATCCATGTTCTTGACGAACAGGTCGCCGGCTGCGCTCCACAAAGCCGGGTTGCCTTGCAGAATCTGGCTCATCGCGTCCATGGCTTCCTGACGCTTGGTCAGGTAGCTCGGGCCGGTCGTCACGATCACGTCGTACTTGCCCACGCCGGGGTTGTAGACCTTCTCAATGACGATGCCGCGCTCGTCGCGAATCTCACGCACGGGCATCGGCTGGGTCGGGTCGATCTTGGCCATGCTGGCCTCGCCGTCCACACCAATGATGCGGGCAATGCGCTGGGTATCGTAAATCTTGGGGATCAGGTCGACCAGCTGGCGCCCAATGTGACGAACCGCACGGGCTAGGTTGTCCACGAAGTGGTACGTGCCGGTGTCGGCCTGACGCTCGCGTGCCATGATCGCGCGGCCCGAGCGCTCGTTGCTTGTGGCCCCGAGGCTTGAGTCGTACTGGCCCGTTGAGGCCTTGATGTCGTCAGCAGCGCCCATTTTGGCCTGTATGAGCCCCGTTTGAGGCAAGGGCGGGGGTGCACGCTGGGGCAGCGGCAAAACGTTGCCAGCGCCGTCTGTAACGTCTGGATTGACCTCCAAATACGGCCAGTTGGTCGTATTGGCGGTTTTCCACTGCATTTCGTAGCCCTCAAACTGGCCGCCGTAGCCAATAAAGGGCGCTTTGGGCGCCAAAGCCAGCATTTCTGCCTCTTGGCTAACCCAATAGTTGTACATTCGTTGCGCGTCTTTGGCATTTCGTACCAAACCGCTAATAAAGATGCGACCATCGACCTCGAACTCATTGCCGATCACACGCACGACGGGGATGAACTTGCCCGCCCAGTCGGTGCTCTCGAGGATGTCGTAGCCGTTGATCTTGCACCACTTGACCTGCTTGACGTCGACCTCGCGCTTCCTGAGCGGCGTGCCGTACAGGGCTTTCAGGTCTTTATCTTCCTGCGTGCCAGCAAACGCGGTCATGTTGCCCGGGTACAGGTGCAGCGTGCGCTTGGTGTTTTCGTAGTAATAGTAGTCGGCGATGCGGACCGTGTTCTCGTTGATCCACTGGCTAATGCCTTGATCGCCCACACCCAACGTCTCCATCGTCGAGATGGGCGTGGCGTTGGGGAAACGTTCTTCGTACTCGCGGTGCGTGATGTCTTCCGTCACAAAGCACCACTGCGCGTCGGCCCCGCACGGGTCTTGGATCAACGGGTCCATGTAGACGCTGAAGCTGTTGCGGATGCGTCCGATCTTCAGGTCTTGGTTAAAGGTGTTGTCGTCGCAGTACTCGGTCAGGATGCGGATATAGCCTTCGCCGTACGTCACCTGGTTTTCGCAGGCGGTGTCGTAGGCCACGTCGGCGTCGCTGATGTACTCGATGTGACGGATCATGCCGTCAAACACCTCTGCCACCTGAACGTCCGCGTTGTCGTCAGCTGGGATCACCTTGGCCGAGGGGCGGTTCTGGCGCTGGTCGTTTGTCACTTGGCGAACGTGCTGCGGCAGCTTGTTGATCGTCAGGCAGGGGCGGGCGTTGATCGTCTGACCCTGCACCGCACCACGGGTGGCCAGCACGTCGGCGGGCCACTGCCACTGGTTGTCGGGCGAGCCTGCCATGAAACGCAGGTCATCCAGCTCATCTTCGCGGCTCTCGGACGTGGCCGAGATGGCCATAGTCATGCGCGAGCGCGCGAGTGCCAGGATGTCTGCGTCGCTCTTGTCTCTGGCCGACCCACCGACAGCAACTGCGGCTGCGGCGTTGATGCCGGTGTAGTCTGTTGCCATATTACTTGATCTTGTTCAGAACTTTGGAAACGGTCGCCTTGACGTTGTTTCCGCTGGGGATGCTGCCGTGGCAACCCATGCCGGGCATCTTGGAATACGTTTCTTTGTTGCGGTCGGGCATGCCGCCGCCAGAAATCTTGGGCTCGCGGGCGTTCAGTTTGCTGATGGGTTCGAGGTGCTTGCTCATTTCTTGCCTTTCGAGGGGGTTTTGTGCGCTGCCGCACGCTTCACACTATACGCGATGGCCACGGCCTGCTTGACAGGTTTGCCGGCGTTGACTTCCGCCTTCACGTTCTTGCGGAACGCCTCTTTGCTGGTGCTTTTTACGAGTGGCATGGTCACTTGCCTTTCTTGGCCGTCTTGGCCGATTCCTTGAACGCTTTGGCCGTCGGTGCGCCCTTGGTGCCTGGCTTGCGCATCTTCTCGCCAGAGCCTGCTGCAATACGTTCGCGTTTGGCTGCGATGTTACTATAGAGACCGGGTTTTGTAGCCATGGTTAGCACTTCCAACGTTTGAGTGATGCTTTGGCGCGCTCCGCGTCGCCTTTGGCGTGCTTGACGACGCCCTCCATTCTTGCGCAAAACGAGGCTTTACGCCCTGCGTCGGCCTTGGTCTTGGGGTTGGGGGCGGGCGCCTTGAGGTTTGAGCCAGTCTCGCGATTGTATTTTTCGCGGCCCTTGGCGGTCAGCCCCGCGCCCTTGCTGACGGGCAGCTTCTCACCGCGTCCAACGCTTAGCGATACGCCTTTTTTAGCCATTTACGCTCCCATCCAGCCAGTTGCTACGGCGCTTGGCCCATACGAGCGGGCCACGCGGG